GGCGGCGGCTCGGTGGTATCGCTTTTTGCGCTCCGGCTTTTCCTCTCCCTTAACCCGCAATTTCAATTCATTTTGCCATTTTTGGGGGTGTACCAAAACAAACGGTACGTCGCACATGGCAATTATCGTTTTCAGTTTCTCGAACTCGGATAACAGTTTTTGAACCCGGAACGCCTTACCGGGGTTGTCGTTCACGTCGTCCGGGCGCAATTGAACCTTTTCGACGAATACCAACGGGCGGCAAATACTTTTCATATAATCAAACCATTGCCGCAACTCCATAAGGTCGCCCGGCATTTTTATTACCTCGGTTTTATGGTTCGGACGCCAAACAGCAATCCCCCCGTTTTTTCCGGGGTCAATCCCAATAATACAATCAATCGTTATTTTGTTCATTTCCAAAAATCTAAATAGTTATCAATCTGTAATTCGTCGGCAATCATTCGGTCAAACGTCCGGGCAATCTCTTTGTCCCTCGCTATCTCATACGCCGTAAAATCCAACTCCGGGGCGTCGGTTCCCTTACGTTGGACGTGGTACGCCTCGTACTTGTTGACGAACCCACGGGCGACACGTTGCATATATCGGGCAAATGCTTGTTTGCGGTCGTCTTCGGTTCCGGCAACCTCATTGGCAAAACCCAACTTTCGCAACCAATCATAAATTAACATTCCGTCAGTAATCCCCAACACAAACCGCCCGGTATATTTGTATTGCAAAAATACCTCCCTACATCGGGCGACGGCTTGGTTGTGATAATACCGTTTTTCCTCCGGCGTCAATTCCTTTTTCGGCTCCGGCAATGCCTTATACGCTTTATGTATAACCCCGTTTTGTTTCCGGCGGTATGCGTTCAATATCTTTGCGAAATAATCGGCGTTAAACTGTTGGTAATGCTTTTTGTCCGGGTTGCCTTGACTGTCTTTCGGCAAATAGTCGTCCAATTCCCCGGTTGTCGCCAACTCAAATGCCAACTTAATATCCGCCAATGTCATTTGCGAATAGTATTTTTTGAGTATATCCAACAACCGGGTACAAATGTACGCCCAATCTTCCGGATTGGTCGGGATTATATACCCGACGTCCATTGCAATAAACCGGAACATTTGCCCGGTTTTCGCAATCAACGTGCCGTCGTCAATATCGGCAATTTGCATTTTCGTTGAGGCGGCGAAAATGTACTTTTCGACCCCGGATAACGATTTGGCAACCTCCGGTAATTGCAACATTTGTCGGCGTATGTCGATTGCTTTTGTACCGGGCGTTGGGTTGTATATCGCCAACGCCACGGATTGCGTATTTACTGTTTCCGGCAAATTTTCCATAATCAATAATCGTTGTTAAGAAATTCCATTGCGCCCGCCACGTTCAACTGTTTTTGCGGGGCTTGGTATTCCGGTTTCAAATGCAATTTCTTTTTCTCAATGTCGCCCCGGATAAAATTGCGTACCGTCGCAATCCAACCCGTGCGGGTTCGCTTAACTCCCTGTTTGGTTTCCGACCAATCGGCGACCGTGTGGAAATAATAAATCAAATCGACCTTTTCAAATTCCGGCGTCGCAAACAGTTTTTCAAACTCGGAATAATCATTTACGCCGTCCGCCCCGAACTTAACCAATTTGTAAACATCGGAATTGCGAAATATGGACGTTCTTTTTTTATCCTTTTCCAAATCCTGTTGTTGTTCCGGGAACAAATCCCCGACAACAGGGTTGGCGGGTTTACTATGATTAGTATTTGGTTTATTTGGGTCATTAGTAATATTAGTATTTATTAGTGTCGGATTTTCCGGGTCGGGTTTTTCCGTATCCGGTTTAACCGTATCCGGGTTTTCCGGTTGCGGTGCATCCATAACCGGATTTTCCGTAAATGGTTGAAAAATTGCTTTGTCGCAAATCTCATAAGCAAACCCCGCAATTGTCCCGTCCGGGTTCCTTTGCATAATCTTTGAGCAATACCCGAACTTTTCCAACTCTTTAATACCACTATACAGACTATCCCGACCGTCGGTTGCCCGGTTCGTCAAATCTCGCATATTCAAAACCCAATCGTCCGGCAACATTTGGACGTATGCAATTATTCCTTTCGCTTTCCAACTCAAACGGGTATCTTTTAAGAACTCGTTTGCCATTTGGCAATAATCCCGGTCGTATTTACGCCGGGTAATTGTATTATTCGTTGCCATTGTCGCCGCCCTCCAATTGTTTAACAGGTTCCCACGCTTTGCGCACTCTTAAAACATTGTCCGGGCTTTCGTTCGGAACCAATGAAACAACAGGGAAACGGGATTTGTCGCCGGGCTTTTGGGTCGTGGCAAATTGTACGTTCAAATCAAATATAATTCCCTTACAAAATCCCCGTTCCGCCAACATACCGTCGAATGTTTCCCGGATTTGCGGGATTGTGGACGCCGTACCCTTTGTTGAAAACTGCCATACCCCGGCAACGCCACGTACCAACGGTACAATAAAATTCAATGTCAACGTAATTTCCCAACCGTCGTGTCCGTCCTGTTTGCTTTTCCGATTGGGGTAACGCTTGGTAATAGCCAACATCAAATTCGGGTATTCCTCCGTTGTCAATGTTTCGTACTTTTTGCCGTCCCAAACTTGGAACGTTTCGCCGTCGCCCGCCGCAATCAATCGTCCGTCGTCGTCCCGGTACTCGTACCGCTCGTTGCATACTTTCGCCGGGTCGTCGTCCGGGAAAACGATTTGAATTGTTTGGGGCTTTTCGCCGTATGCCTGTGTAAATAACCCGGCATACTTTCCCGTTGGTATGAAATAATCCACGCTTTGCGGGTATCCGTTGGCGTTTTTCATTCCGATTTTTATTTGTCCGACACGGGGCAAAATCAAACGGGATTTTTCCGCCTCCGGTCGTCTTATTCGTCCTTTCATGCTCTTTATATTTCGGGGTCGTCGTTCAACAATCTTTTCTTATTCTCGTTTTTGGGCTTTTTTGGCGCATTTGCGGGATTTTGTTCCTTTTCCGGTGCAACAGTCTGTTTTGCCTCCTTTCGTCCCGTGGCGGGCTTCTTTTCCGCCTCCTTTGCCGTTTTCCCGGTGCGTTTCACAATCTTTGTTTTCTTAATCTCCGGTTCCGGCGTTTGTTCCGGGGCAACCGCATCCGCTTTGACGGTTTCGGCGGCGTCCGTGGTTTCGTCCGGGGTCGCCTCTTTGGGGGCTTTCGTTTTAATCAATTCCGCCAAAGACAACGATATTACATTTTGGGACAAATCCGGGGCGTCGTCCAATACAACCATACCATTAACCGCCGTAAACGTGTTGTCCCGCTTTTCGTCCTCAATGGCGGCAATCTCCAACAGATAGGGGATTTTCCGTATATTGGGGCTTTCGGTTTGCTCTTTCAGATTGTACGACGGTTTTTTGCGCCAATCTTTCGGGCTGAAATTGAAAATACGGGTAACGGGGAATTGCTCAAAATTGACGTTCCACATATCCCGGTACATTCCTAATTGTATTTCGCTTTCCTCGTAAAAACCTTTTCGCCCGCTTTTGAAATCGACAATTGCGTTAATCCGGTCGTTGCTTCCAATCTTTGCCCGCATGGTACACGGGCAATCAATCATTCCGGCGTACTTGTAATACGGGTGTACCAACGCAATTTCAACGGCTAACGGTCGTACATCATAATCCAATACGAATTGCGCAAACGCCAATACGTCCTTTTTCAAATCGTCGGCGTAATAAATAAAGTCGTCCGGCAATCGGTAAACCTCAATGTATTCTTTTAGTTTGCCTTTTAGCCCGTCCAAATCATACGCCCGGTTAATCAATAATTCCTCAAATGCGGCGTGCATAAACGTTCCATACGCCGCCCGTTCGCCTTTGTATCGCTCGGCTTCCTCAATGCCTTTGTTCGCAATCCAATTTATAAGGTGCGGGGCTTTGGGTAATGTTTGGGACAATATAGTTGTAACCGACGGGAAAAACTCCGGGTTCCCGGCGTCGTCATATCGGTAATAATATCGGTGTCCCTTGCTGTTTAACTGCCAAACCTTATACGGGGGTTCAATCAATGTTTTTTCGTCGAAAAACATTGCCGTCATTTCCTCAACCGTCATGCCCGGTATTATCTCAAACACTCCGGTTGGTTGTTCCGGTTGAACATCAACGAACGGGGGAATAATTGTTTGTTGTTCCTCGTTAATCTCCGGGAACATATCCGACGCAACATTGCCGACGGTTCCCGCAACCTCTTTTACCGGGTCGCCCGGTTTATCGCTCTTTGCTCTCATTACTTGTACTTTTTATATTCTGAAATTCCACATAATACCATTGCGGCGCACATTGCCGCAAATAACAATTGCCACGGGTTCCAAAATGCGCCAATCAAACAACATAACCCCAATGCGCCAAACGTAACAATTAGGGCTTTCGCTTGAAACAACCCGGAAAACATGGTTTCGGCGGCGGCTTCCAACCATTCGATAAACTTACTTTTCATTGTTTCCGCCCTCCATGCCAAACAGGTAATCCGCCGTACAATCCAACATTTCGCAAAGAATAACGACCCATTCCGGGACAATCCGTTTGGTCGTGCCGTTACATAAATTCGTCATATTTACCTGTTGTGCGCTCTCGCTTGCACCCTCAAAAAGACGGGCGGCAATGTCTTTTTTCAAAACCTTTTTCCCGTTCGCCTCGGAACGGGCGATTGCTTCGTTTACTCTTAATCTCAATGCCATAACTTAAATTTTTTTGTTAATAACTTGGTTCGTTGCTCTCTTTGTATCCGCAATTGCGGCACGTTTTTTCCTCCCAAATCGGGCTATATTCCGGCGGGGTCAAATATCCGTCGCCTCCGGTACGTCTATACTCGCCGTCTGTAACCTCCATTTCCCCGCCACACTCCGGGCAATCATCGTCGCCAATCAATACACATTTCAACAGGGCGTCCAAATGGACGGAACGAACCGGGTAAATACCAATTGCCCGGATAACGTCCACCATTTCCACAACGGTAACATCCCGTTCGTAACAATCGGCGACCGGGAACCCCCAATTGTCGCTTATGTTCTCGATAATCTGTTTGTTGATTAACTCCGTAACGATTGTTTCGGATACTTGGTTGGCAGTTTTCCCGCTTTCGGTCGCCAACATCTTTAATTGTTCACTTTCTTTTATTTTCATATCATTTCCCGGTATCCCTCCGGGTAGGCTGTTAATCTTTTGTTCTGCAAAGGTAGAAAGATTTTTTTTAATTACCAAAAATATAATCTTTGTTTTGCGAAATCATTTTTGCCGGGTGCGTGAAATATCCGATTTTTAACCTACCTTTGCAATACCGCATTACCAAAAATCGCTCTCGGTTACTGCGTACCGAACCCCCGGCGTATCTGTTACGTCCGGGGGTTCATCTTTTCCAACGCCATTTGCGCCGCACAATAACAAAATCGGTATATATCGCCATAATATCCCGTTTGGTTGGCTATTTCCTCAATAACGCCCGCCGGATATTCCCCAAACGCCACATATTCGTATTGCGTTGGGTCTAACCCCAATGCGAACTCAAACGTAATATCAATATATTTGTTCCCGACCCGGTTAAATGCGTGGTCGATTGGTATAAATACGTTCGTTTTGCCCTCAACGTATTGCACCCGGTCGGGAAATAACAACGTCAGCAAATGCGCATTTTTATAACACTCTTTGACTACCGGGCGAACCGTCCGGCGTATCAATTCAATTTCCCGTTCGTCGAATACGTCCGCCGCTTTTACGACCTCAACACGTTTTGCGGCGGCGATTGTATCGGTAAAATATTGTCTTTGTCGGTCGGGCAAATCCAATCGTAAGAACGCCCGCATTTCCTCAATAATTACGCTTTCCATATCTTAACCCTTTGTAAACCCCTTAAATGCGACGTGGTAAACGTCGTATTGTTTTCCGGTAACATAAAATTCAATCATTCGGTCGTCGTTACCGACGTCGTTTATTGCAATGGTCGGGTATGGTTCCCCCGGCAATTGGTTAAAACAGTCCTCAATTTCCCGGTATCCCTCCGGGAACTCCGAACGGTCGGCGGCAAAAAACCGGGTTAAACTCTCTTTTATCCGGTTCAACATTTCGTCCCCGTTGGGTTCAAAATGCGCTTTTATTTTATCCTGTCGTCTTAATGCAAATCGCATGGTTAATAAATACTTTTTTGAAACGTCCACCGACCTTTGCGCACGTTTCGGGGTTAAACATTCCAATATGCGTATATTCCGGGGGTAATCCCAATTGGTCGGATAACCATTTGTACGTTCCAAACCGTTGTAAATATCTTCGGGCTTCATTGTATCGCTCTTTTTGTTACCGGGAAAACGCCCGGTCGTTTTATTAACATGGCACAAAGATAAGGCATTTTATTTTAACTACCAAAAGAATTTTCTTTTATTTTCGTGTTTTCCTATAAAAGATTCCGTTTTTGGTTCCAAAAGAGTTATTTTCTTGGAATTTTCGATTTAAGCGACTTTTGCAAGCGGGACATATAAATTACCCACTTTGAAATAAAATGCTCGGAAACGGGCTAAAAATAGCTCAATAGAAAAAGGGGTTACAACGTCTTGTTACACCCCCTTGTTATGTCTATTGTATATATTCCCAATTATAACCCTTATGTTTTTTCATACGCCCTTTACAACATCGAATTATCAATGTATCGTTAAACCCATCTTTTTTGGCTAAATGGATAGATTGATATGTTTTGAGGCAAATTCCGTTTTTCATCATCTTAACGGGTTTTGAATTTGGATGCAATACGCCTTCTTTACCTTGCATATTTTTAGCGTTGTTTTCGCTCAATCGTTTTTTTGTAATAGGATTGTTGTTGTTTTCCAAATATGTAACCCAACGCAAGTTGTCGGCATGGTTATTGGCTCGGTTGCCGTCGATATGGTCGATACATGGTTTATTTTCCGGGTTCGGAATGAAAGCCGCCGCAACTAATCTATGTAATCGAAACGTTTTGCGCATCCCATTACATAAAGCAACGGTTTTATATCTATTCCCGGAACCACATATTTTCAAAACTAATTGTTTCTTAATAGATTTTACACGCCCGTAATTACTCACTTTATATAACCCTACATATCCGGGTACATCTTTCCATATTTCCATTATACAACCATTTAAGTAAGCAACCAAAAGAGAAACGGGGAAAAGTGGTTGCATCTTTTTTCATTCGGTAGCTACTCCGAACTATCCCCGTTTTTGCAAAGATAGTTATTTTTCTATGGTTATAACTTCAAACCCGGTAATTTTTGAATTTGGGTTTTTTGAAACAATATCAAATTCACGGTTTTTTATCCGTTTTGTTTTCCATAAAAAACCTAACCAACGCTTATATTGCACACTTTCCGTTATTAAAAGGCTATCCCGTGTTATAATTTTGCCCGAAAACGTATTATTTATAATACATCCGTCAAGGTCAACCCATTTGTCGGAATACTCAATACAACGTAATACGGTCGTAACCGTATCGCCGGGCAAATATACAATACTATCCCGGACGTTCGCCCGTAATTCGTTAATCGTTTTCATTTGTGCCGTCGTAACCCTTTGCAAATCCCGGTTCTTTGTCTGCAACGATTTGATTAACGCCGCATCGTCCGCCCGGTATTTTTTGTATTCGGATAATTTCAACTCCAAATTCCCAACCTTTGCGGCGTTCAAACTATCCTTTGTTTGATACGTGCGGACGTCCTGCAACAACGTTTCGGTATTACTCCGGTATTTATCCCGTTCGTCGGTCAATCGCTTAATACGGCTTTGTTGTACCCACAAGGCGGCGGCAACCGCCAAAATGATTGCCGCCCAAATCAAATACTTTTTCATACAATTTTCTTTATTGCTTCAAAATGTACCTTTGCAATCCTTTCTTTTCCGTCGTCGCTCATCATAAAACGGCAATCCTTTTCATTATCAAAAAAGAAATTTTCAGATAATACCGCCGGGCAAACCGTATGTTTCAGAATATAAAATTGGCTTTCTTTGTCCGGGTCGCCGTCGCAATGGTCGAAACGCATTTTCCAACCATCCGGGGCAAACTCCTTTTCTGCCTCATTACAAAGGACGGTTGCAATTTCATCGGCTTTCGTTTTGCCGACGCTTGTATAACATTCCCATCCGGTGCCGCCTCCGGCGTTCCCGTGTATGCTGAACAATACGGCGTTCTGCCCGCAATCGTCATATATCACGTTAGCACGGCGGCAACGTTCCGATAATGATACGTCGTTGTCCTCCGGTACCAAAATTTCAAACTTTATTCCCTCCGCTTTCAACATCGCCGCAATACGGCGTACAATATCACGGTTAAACTCCCATTCTAACAATTGGGAACCGTCGCCCCAAATGGGGGAACGTTTTCCGGCTGTATTATTGCCGTGTCCGGCATCCAAAATAATTGTTTTCATACTCTTTTACTTTTTAATTACCTTAATTGCATTTGTATCAACGTCAATTTCTATATTGTACAAAGATTTGTCAACCTCTTTTCCTGCTTGCATCAGCCTTAAACCATCAACGCCGCCCAACGGCACAACCGGACTTTCCTCTATTTCCTCCCATTCTATAATGGTTTGAATTAAATATTGCCCGTTTTTGACTGACATAAAATAAGCCCCATCATTGTAATTGCATATTGCGTACAACCAAATAAAATCGCCTTTTTTGAACTCCATCGGTTGGAACGCATCGCCCTTATTGGTACTAATATATTTCGGGGCTTCTGCTGTTTTACTTTGAAACGACGTGCGGGTTTGTTCAATAGGGTTTATTCCGGTTCCGTCCTCCTTACCAAAATATACCTGCACCGTCTGTATGCTGTCCGGTGCCAACTTCTTTTCGTCGCTTCCGGATATTCTCAATATGGCATATAGGTTTTTACAACGGAAATCCCTTGTTACTTCCAACACTCCCTCTCCTTTATGCCCAACGTTGTCTTTCCATTTTTGATTGAGTTTCACGGGCGGGAACGTATCACTTGCAGACGGAATAAGCCAACCAACCGGCATTTTGGTTTCGCCAATTCCTACTGAATATCTTAGTGAGGCATACCCGGAATTGTCAACCCCAAACACGGCTTTTCGGGTATTATTAATTTGATATTTTTCGCTTATTTCATTGATACCGATAAATTGAACATCATAGAACGGTTGTTGTGCGCTAATTTTGAAATCAGTTAAATTTATTTCAGTAACGTTGGTTACTTCTTTCGGGTGGATACAAACCGCAAAGTTGTTTGAATTGCTTGGAACCTCAAAAGTCATACCGAAAGATTGGTAATTAGGCAACAAATCACGGCTTCCAACAACCGTCCAACCGCTTACCAAAACGGGTTTGTCATTTACAATATCCCCGTATATGCGTGTATCGTATTTGTCCGGCTCTCCAATCCATGAATATAACGAAATCTCCGCCGGGGTTGTTGGCTCCTTAACATTTATATCAACTTTAATTATCTTTTTTCGCATCGGAATAGTTTCTTCCGTATGGAAAATATAACCAAACGTGAAAAAAGAATTATTCGGTGCATCTCCGATAAATTTTACTACTCCGTCGGTTACTTCTGTACTCATGACGGTATTGTTATAAAAATGCGCACCATCCATCATTGTTCCACCCGTACCCGGATTAATAACTTTCTCGCCAACGTTCTTTTGAACCAAATATGCCATATCGAACAAATCAGCACCGAAATAATTCTTTTGAAATAGAAATCTCTGATTTGTGTCCTGCTCAAATTGTGCTACTGCCGGGTTAATTTGGTTTTCCGGGTGTACATAGGAAATCAGAATACAACTATTACCGTTAATTCTGTCCTCCAAAATTATTGTATCATCATTAAAATTGTGCTTAACCTCAACTTGGAAAATCTGTTGTCCTTTGGCTTCAAATGGGAACGCCATTTGTATAACTCCCAATTGTTCCCCTTTGGTATAATCTCGGCGAATACTTGCTTTTTTATCGTTCATGTACTGCAATGGCAATCCGGTTTTCGGGTCTGTCAATTCCAATACCAAATTACCGTTATCGGGTGCATTTCCACGGAAAGCCAAACGCACAATTACGAAAGCCAATGTTCCTCCGGAAACGTTCGGGTCGGCTGCGTCGTCCTCTTCAATGCCGTATGCCTTGTTTACATTATCAGTCGAAATAAATGCACCATGATTGTATATAACATCGTCAAACCAAATGTTTCCTTTGTGCAACTTATTGGTTTCTGCTTGTATTGTTATTGGTCGTGTCAATGCCGCATAATATGCGTCCGGGAAAGCCTTTTGCAAATACCCCCTTTTTATCCTCAAATTAACCGCTTTGTTTCCGGCTGCCGGGCTAAACATAAGCGGAAATTCTGCTGTTACTGATTTGGCGGGCGTACCATCGCCGCCGCCTTGATTTGAATATTCAGACGGGGAAATTTCAATCAATGCTTCGTTATTGGCTGTCTTTGATACCTGCGCACCCACAAATTTAAATCCGGATTTAGCAACAATAATATTCCCATTTTCATCCTGCACCGGGATTGCTTCGCTTGTGCTGCGTTCCTCCGGAATCCAATCATAATTTCCGGCTGTGTCCGGATATGCTATACCCTGCACCCCATTATAGACAATTTCAACGGTCTTTGGAGAACCGCTGATAAATTGCCCTTTTGCGGGCTTCAATACCAAACGGCAATCGCTTGTCATTTGTATTGTTTCAATGATTATCGTTTTGCCCAAATCCGCATCCGGCATTACCTGCGTAATGGTTTGTTTAGGTTTTGTAAACTGAAATACCGCATGAATAAAATCGTGCGGAATTGTGGCAAAATCAATCGGTTTTTGATTTTCTACATAATGAATTGTTTTTTCAACGTCAGCAACCGGAATATCCTTTTTTTCTGCTAAATTCTTATATGCTTTTGTTTGCATAATAACCCTGCTCAAATCCGTAATACTAATGTTTGCAAGGTCAGATTGCAGCATACCCAACCCCAAAAGTATTTCTTTTAATTTGTCAAGTTCAATACCGCCCAAATCTTTGCCCATCATCCCGGCTTGAAAGCACGCTTCTTTCAATTTTTCCAATACTACGCCGCCTAAATCTTTGCCCATCATCCCGGCGTCAAAGGATTTTTGCTTTAACACGTCCGGATTTAGGTTTGATAAATCATCTAATACCATTCCGGCGGTTTCCCCTTTTTTCTTGAAATCATCATCAGAAACATTGCTTAATTTATTGTCAGCAATTGCCATATTTGACAACAAAGCCGCAAAAGCCGGGGTTTTTACGTACTTATCCAAATAATCACGAATCCATTGTTCGTTCGCTCCTGCCGGAACCCACGGAATTTGTGCTGCCTCATTAATTTCTATTGGCAAATATACATCAACCCACATTGCGCCCTGTCTATCTGAAAGGAATGTACCTTTCTGAACCACTTCAACGCCCAATTTCTGTTGGTTCTCTGAAATGTATGTTCCGGTTATTGCTTTTGCATCGCCCAAAAAAGTTTGCGTATAAACCTGCATTTGCCCCAAACCCAAAAGCGGAACGATATTAAACAACAACATATCGTTCTGAATCTTACAATTGGTGCAAACCCCTTTGTTTACCTCAAATTCAAACGGCTTACCGCTTCCGGTAAAAATCGAACCTTTGACGTGTACGGAATCCGCCTTAATTGGGGCGTTGTTCTTATCCCGGAACATCATCATAATAATTTGGCTACTGCCTGCTGATAATTGCTTTAATTGTGCCATAATCATTTGAATTTTTTCTTGTTAATACTATGTTTATCATTAATCGCCTTTATTAGCTTTTCGGCTTCTTCTTTCGTTATACACTTGACTATTTCCGCCGCCATATCTATTGCCTCAACTGCATTGCTTTGTTTGAGTTCGTAATTCTCTTTCATGCTCCAACCCTCCCTTAATAGAATACCCAATGTCAGTAATACAACAAAAAATGGAATACTGTAAAAAGGAAAAACCATAAGCCCCAAAACATCAATCATCAATACGTATAAAACTAAACGCAAATAGTCTATGATTTTTTGCCCGGTTTTCCGCATCGGGTGGCTGCTTAATTTTTCTTTTCTCGCTTTCACGGCTTCGTATGCCGTCCAAAAATCAAAGAATGTCGCAAATACTACAAAAACACAACATACAAAGATTATTATCAAACAAACTTTCATGTCGTGTTGAATGAAATAAAAATACTTTTCCATCGTTTTTTTTAATTGTGGTGCGGATTGTTCCGCACCGGGTTAAACTTTGCATATTTTGATAAAATATTTTTTTTCAAATATTCCCTAACAACAAAAACCTTTGTTGGTGTTACATAACAAATAACGGGCTAACCGTTGAAATGGCAATAATACGCCATTGTTCCCAACTAAAAATTTTATCCATATCGTCCATAAATAAAGAGTTAAGGGGCGGCGGTAAACCGCCCCCGTTTTGGTTATTGCTTTATAATCTCGCACAACATAAATTCCGTGCGGTTGTCAACCGTGGTTGTTCCGTTGATAATGTTACGTTCTTGCATATTCATAAATGAAATAGGGCGGGCGGTTTCCCGCCCTCCCATTAGTTAGTTATTGGGTAATTGCTTTTAAAATACAACTTCCGTATGTTTGGTTTCCGCTTTCTGTTTGGTGTACCCCGTCGTCACTCCAACCAAAACCGCCGACAACCAATTGTATTGTATCGCTTGACGCCGGAACATTCCCGTAAAAATGAACCTTTACAGGCTTAACGGCGTAATCGGTTGCAAACGGTACAACTTGGTTCCAATCTTGACCCTGCGTTAAATGAATTAACGACGGGTCAACGTCAGATGTAACAAACCAACCGTCGGTACGTTCAACATACGCATCAATTCCGGTAACATCAACGCCGTTTACCCATACACGGAACGCACGATTAACGTTACCAATGTCCGCCCCGTCAACTACATAATCTGCAACGCCCGACGACGGTATGTTTATGATTTTTGGGTTAGACAACGCACCGTCGTTAAAACGTATTTGTTCGTCGGATATATTAACGAATGTACCGTCGTGTTGGTCGGCTATTTCCTGTTGTAATTCGTTATACCCCCAACCGCTACAATAATCGTTCGTGTTAAATGCACTTATACCAACGACTAATAATTGCGCATTAGGGTTTGACGCCTTGAATTTCTCAACCAATGTGTTGTAATTAGTGCGAACTTGACCCAATCGACGAACGGCAAATTGTGCGCCGACCATATCGGACAAATTATTGTAATGCCATATTTCCGATACGCTGAACGGTTTAACCCATGTAACAACGCCGTTTACTTTATCAACCGTTGCAACCGTTCTAACTGCAAATTCCCGCCAATCGCTACGATATTCGCCGATTTTGATAAAATCGCCAACCTCAATTTCTGACGTCTTTATATCGTCAGACGTCAAAGAAAAAGGCGTAATTGCCTGTATTGTTCCGGTACATAACCCCGTTTGAAAACTTGTGTTTCCCGTATTAGTAATATAAATAACCTCCTTTAACTTGACGTTCTTTATTTCCTCCAACGTGAATGTTTGTTCCCGAACCAATACCCGGTCGATTTGATAACGGTCGTCGTTTGCTCCATATTCCAACATTAGAACATCAAAATAAGGCAAATAACGAACGCATCGCCAATCGTGCCATTGGTTTTCGCTAATAGCCCTAAACAAATCATACCCGCCAAATGCGGCGTTCATAAAGTCATTTAATTCGGCGCACGCAAAATCAAAATCGAAATACGGATTGGTTCCACCTGTAATTACTATTTTGATACGGTGCATACCGTATGCGTCAAATGAAAAACGCAACACGGCATCCGGGTTGTTAATAACAGGGCTTAACGGATAACCCGAACGTGTAACCGCATCCGCCGTAAGGCTTGCAATATTTACGGGATTTACATTTTCCGTATTCCCGTTTTCGTCCTCGTTGAAATCCGATTGAGTAAAGCCAATCGCACGTCCTACGTTATACGTCAATTGGATTGTCGTACCATTTGCCGGGGCAACCGGGAAATACAATATACGGCGGGGTTGTCCGTCATTATACGGGGCAAATGTCATTATTGTACGAACTGCGTAACAATCGCCGCCGGATAAACCGGGGTTCATGGATACCGTTTTTGCCGTTCCATTAACTGTAACGGCAAAATTATAACTATCCAAATGGTCGATAACAAAAGACTTTTGCGCACCCGTTCCGGCAAATGTCTGTGTACGTTGTCCCAACATTGTTTTATTACGATTGTTATAAGAGCCAATTTTTACATCATTGTCGTAAATATCAAATGTTGCGTAATTGGTTGTTCGCTCAATAAATTGCACTAAATCGACGTGCGAACCGAATACGGTAAAAGCTAATGAACTGCCAACGCCCGTTATTTTTTTGTTAACAATCCCTTTGGCTGTATTTGTCAATACCTTTTGATTATATGGACGATTTGCAACGGTTCCCGTTGTTATCAAATTCGTTGTTTTGTTCGCAAGTGCTAACAAACCGTCAACCAAATAAGCCAACCAACCGGAATACGCATTGCGTGTCGTGGATTTTGAAGAACCAAAAATTGCGTAACTTTTTGCTTTTACGGGTTGTACAACATTTTCTATGTTGCTTATCGCATTATTTACATAATCAATTGTTGCATTTTGATATACCGGGGGGGTATATATGGTTACATAGTCTGCCAATTCGTCCTCTGTGTATGTCGAAAACACAAAATCACTTATTAATGTATCGTTTAAGGTCGTATTGTTATACGCCGTAAATTCCGGTATTGTAACAACGGTATTACCCCACAAATCGCCGTCTAACAATACATAATAACGTGTTCCATTCAGTCCAACCCGCACATCCATTGGGAAACGTGCATCTTTGTAAATTACTCCATATCGAAGATATGGAGACACCGAACTCCCCCAAAATTCCAATATAGCCTCCGTAATACCATAACCTTTGTTTGATATATCCTTTATCTGTATGCGCATACGATATGCCGTATTTAACGACGGGGTAAAAGCGACGGGCAATGCAATTTTCATTTTATAACTCGGATATTGTGAACCTCCCAAAGAGACGGCAACCAATGGTGTAAATGTGGTTGCAATATCGATTGGGGTTGGTTTTATTTGGTATCCGTTTTGCAATGTATTTCCTTGTGCGTTCCCGTTTTCAACTTGGAATATGTTTGTATATGTATCATCCAAACTTTGCATTCCGGTAATACTCCAACCGTCATATAAAGGTTCGGGAACATTTAAGCCTAACTTATCCAATCCGACCTTTTTTATATATAATGCAAGGTTGCCCCCCAACGTTGTTGATAACATTATATTGTCGGCTCCTATGGCTATACAAATAAAGCCGTCAGAACTAATACACAAACGTACTGGGGTCGTGTTGCCGTCGCTCCAAAAGAATTTAGGCGTATAGTAATTCCATGTCGAATTACTTGAACGTCCCCAAAACGAAATCGTCATTGTCTTATATCCAACTTTGCCGATTGCACTTGTTTTTGCTCCAATCTCAAAGAAATAATTAAGATTGTCGGAAAATTTGTACGGCGTTTTGAATACATAAACGGGTAACGGTACATTTCCGGGTACTGCCGCACAATTTGGCACAAACGTTCTAACAGCGTTATTGATTATATTTGCCTGCCTGCTGGATAAATCAATTGTTGACGGATTAAAAGCATTTAAGTCCGATAAAAAAATATTGTTGGGCGACAACACATAATATGGGGTTGCGTCAGAAGCATCGTCAACAAGGATTGACGAACCGATTGCAAATGCTGACCAATCAATTGCACATTGTATCTGAACGGTTCCCGCACCATAAACAAACGTTCGGTTGTATGGCGTTGCACCTCCGTTAGCATTTTCCGGGCTGTTTGCATCTGCCCAATTTGAACCAATATACGCCCAACCCGAACCCGTATTTATCTTAAAACGTAATTCGTGGTTTGTTTCCGTTATACGACGTACCAATGAAACGGCAATTTGTATGTTGGGATAATTAGCGGGGATAATATTGTTGAAAACAACTTTTACCCCGGTAAAAGCCGCAACCCATTTTGCCCGGTCTGATTTGTCTAACGTTCGATTTTGGTAAAAACTATCTTGCGCCGCTATATTATACGTCGTTTGTTGGGGCGCAATTGGCAACGTCCATGCGCTCCACGTATTGCCCGCATTGTTGTAAAACACTTGGACGGTATCGGTAACAACTGCATTGCTACCAAAATTCACATACGCCCCCGGTTGGGCGGCTAAATAGAAAACATTTGCGTCCGGGGTTCCCGGCACGGTTGTTGGCGTCGCTATACCCGCAAATGTTCTGTTTACTCCTATTCCATTGACAATAGATAACAACGTACTTTGCAAAATTGCTCCGGTAATCTCTTGATTGCCATTTGTTTTTATAACATCCGCAATCGCTTGTTTTAATTCTTGATAATTCGCCATAACTAATTAATTTAATCGTTATTAAAATCATTATTGTAATCGCTGTTAAAATCGCCAATATTTGCCCCTAAATATCCACGACCTATTTTTTTAACGACGGTTGCTGTCTGAAATTCTATTTCCACGCTCGCCAAATCTCCCTGCGTCTGCCATTTTGGGGTAATTAAAAACGTGTCGCAATCGTATTCCCTGCCGTATTTATCCGTTATGTGTATATAATCAGCCATACGAATAAAACGCATAACATCGCATAAGTATTCCGGTGCCAATATAGTACATTTGAACGTCTTTACCGAAATTTGTTTTTCCGGGAAAAAATAACCGTCCCTTTCCTCGCCGTCCTCTTCAAATTCATAATCCGGTTTTCCTAACTCGGTACAAAGATATAACATGTTTTTGAATGTCGGATTTTTATAAACTATTTGTCCGGCGTCAAACACTAAATTTTCAATGTCCCACCAATCAATTTTCAAATAACCGGAAACGTCCTGCACAACCGTAAACATTTCAGAATACCACGTTTGAATGCCATCAGATAACCGCAAATAATAAATTCCGTCAAACTGATTTAACGGCATGGGTAATATTGCCGGGTATAATATTACATCATATCCCAACGACTGAAACCGGACAACTTGCAATCCGGTTTCCCTCATGTATGTTGTTATATTTGCAATTTGTTTTCCGGTTTTATCATATAGAATAACAGACGTAACAGAATTTGAACGGGTATTTCTTATTATCTGAAACGGCAATAATCTATCAGCCGGTGCGAACAATGGGTATATTTGCCCGTATGCGTAACTTTTACGGTGGTTCTGCTGCTCTATTGACGTGTACCACGGCAATACGCTTATATTGTTATTCTGTATCATATTTCAACGTTGCTTTAATGTTTCGACTACACAAATTTACGCTTAATTTATCAACTTGACCGTTACCGATATACGTTTTTATTAGTTGCATCGGGTTTGGGTCGTCATTTGCCGGAAAACTAAACGTTTGTTTCTTCTTTCTCTCAATACCGTATGCGTAAACCTCGGAACCGTTTATTGATACACGACGGGCGGGTAAATCATATAACCAATACGGGGATTGCAGATTGATAAACGCCAAATATCCGTTTTGCAAAAAGTATTCGACCCCGTTAATAGTTTGGCGGGTAAATGGTAATATCCATTGCGACCCGGACGTTGGCGGAACGGCGGCAAACAAGGCGAACCCGTCCGAACTCATATTGCCGGGGTTTAACAACATCATATCAATATCGGACGTAAAGTTTGATATATTAATTTCCTCAACCTTTCCGGGCGTTACATACTTGCTTATTACTTGTATCGGCAACCCTTCAAATGCCGCCGTAACGTCGTCCATCCATTCAAATTGGTAACGTTCCGGCAAATCGACCTTATCAAACGAATATTCCGACGTGTTGAACGCCCACGGTTTCCCGTTGCGCAAATTCAATTCCTTTGTCAAATCGTGGCTTAATATAGCCCCGCCGGAATAGGAACCGCCATTGCGGAAATATTGGATATGTTCGATTTTAAATTTGCCGTCCTCAATGAACCAATAACATTTAAAACAATCCCGTAACATATTGGTAAATTGTTGTAAGGTCGTCGGGGCTTTTTGTGCGGGTTGCTGATATTCCCCGTTTATAATATTGGTTTTCTGTGATACAAGCAAACGGAAATTCAACCCGGATATTGGGTTGTTACCGCTGTATAAAAATTGACTGTATTCCGCCGTGGCTGCGTGTGTTATACCCGGTGCAATCTGATTGAGCAAAACGGATATACAAGACGCAACCGGGAACGCATCCCGCAAAGTATATGCTTTTCGTGCTTTTTTCTCTAATATCCAATCCATCAAATAAAACCCAAACCATAACGACGCATAACGCCACGTTGACCGGGCTATTGGATAAAACGTTTGCCCGTATATGGAATAAGGCGGCGCAAAATACTTTCCGTTGTCCGCTAATCCCCACTCGGTCGGGGTATCTGAAAAGTTGTTTGAAATAAACGCCACGTCGATTGCGTAACCAATCGCACGCCTATAATTACGGTTATTATCAACTATATCATCGGCGGGCAATGGATATGTATTAAGGTCGTCGATTTTCTCCACGTCGCACAAATACCGGGCGTATATATTATAACTTTTCATATCGGCGTGCATTGTTCCGGTTGCCCCGGAACCCTCGACGGCGGTTAAATCAAACTCCAACGTATCAAACGGGGACGTTGTAACCTTTTGATAACGGAACATTGCCACGTCGTCCGAACGTCGGCGTATCTCAACCAATGCAACCCCAAACGGTAAACCGTCAATTCTTTGTTGCGTAATATAGATATAATAATTTACGTTTAATTCCGGGTATAATTTTCCCTCGAAAACGTCTGCACTTGCACCCGTCGCCATTCGCCCGGTATAAAGCCCGGATATTACCGCCGGGGAACCGTGCGACGTAATTTGTATTTCTTTCAAAATATTACATAGTGCAAAATGATAGGTTTGTATTAGTGCGTTTTGGTCGGTCGTGGCGTTTGCGTCTTGTTCCCAATTCGTACCGCCCAAAAAACAAGAAACAACACTATCCCCCGGAACGTATATTTGAATTAATGGACGCTTGTTTATCGTTATCCGTTGGATTGTCGGGGCTAACGTTATTAAATTGTATTCCTTTTCCAATCCCGCCAATACGTCGTTATAATCGTCGATTGCGTCCGGTTGTACAACAACCTTTTTATCGTAATCGGTAAACGTGCAATCGGTTTTCATAAACTTGCCTTGAAAGTATTGGAACCATGTACGCCCGCCGTCGTCGCTCTTTTCAATGCAATACAAAAATTCATTGTCGAACGATTGACGGTTTATATAGTCGTAATCATCCCGGACAAAGGTAATTTTGCCGGATAATTTGGCACGATAAAACCGTTGGTTGGTTTCTAATTCGTACTCCTTTGCCAAATCGTCCTTATAAATCGGATGCACGGTTTGACCTTGTAAGACGTTCGGGGCGTCCAACGTTCCCAATCTCAACCATGCCGTCCCGTTGGCGTAATGCGCTTTGATTACATTAAACCGGATATATGCGGCATTGCTTGGTATGTCAAATTCCGTATTTGTGGCGGACGGGTTGCTCCCCCAACCGCCGATAATTTTTTTATTGCTATCGTAAAATGCGCCCCCGGATTGCGTGGTGAAATTCTGAAACAATTTGCGGGGGTACACATTCCCAACCGGGACAAAAGTACGGGTATAATAGAACTTTGTACTATTCCCGTTTATGTTCCCGGTTATGTGACTCATCGCCCCGTTCGCTAAAAACACATTTACAAATGAATGTCTATAAATCGGGTTCATATCAATTTTTAATTTTACGTGTCAAATTCTTGTAAACCTCAATAACATTGCCGTTGCCATCGACGTAACGACGGCGGCGGTTTTGTTCCTTAATCTCCCTTACATCGTCTTTTAAATCCCGCAAATCCGGTGCGTTATTTTGTTGAACCGTTACATTAATGCCGTCGGTATTGTAGGCATTAAGGTACTTTTGGGGGAATGTTCCCCGGTTCAAACTATTTATTACGTCCGGGATTAAACGACGGAAACGGCGGGAATTACGTTTATTGATAACGGCGAAAAATTCCCCGCCCTCGGCACGCCTCCGGGTTCCATCCGGTTTGGTTCCTAAATCCACGTCGTCCCCGGATTGGTGGGAACCGCCCTCCAAAAGTTCAACGGTACCGTCGCCGTATGTTTCCGTTCCTCCGGTTCCTCCGGTCTGTTTTGCCAATTGCGCCGCCTTGATTTTAGACGCTGCAAAACTCGCCCACATTACGGCAATTGCAGGTATTGCAAACGGGAAACCTAATTGCGACCATATCAACGCCGTTGCTGTTACCATGTTTCCGATTTGCTGCAATGTTTGTATTGCTGCCTGCTGTTTTTGCGCTTTCTGTTGTTCTTTCAACGCCTTTTCTTGGTTTTTCTTTGCCAAATCCAACTCCTTTTGCGCTTGTACAACATTATTGGCGTACCCGTTTGCCCTTGCTTCCAATTCTGCATCCAACGCCGATTGTGCGGCGGAAACCTCTTTATCCGCTTGCTCAACGGCTGCATCTGCTGCGGCAACACGTGCCGCCGTGAATGTATTTAACGCATCCAATGCGTATTGCATAGACGTATTAATTGCCTCTTTTTGGTCGTCGTCCAAATTAAGCCCAAACAAACCGTAAATGTCTGTTCCTCGTTCCTTCCCTTTGGATTGCTCAATTTCTTGGTCTATTTTTTTAATAGTGTTTTGAATTGTTTGTACCTCAACATCAGACAATTTATTGGCGGCTTGCTGATTTAATTCTAAAACCTTTTGCAAACGTTCCTTTTCTGCTTGCAAACGGAATTGAGTTTTCCGGGCTTCTGAATTTCTCAACAAATCAAACTCCGATTGTGCCAACGCTTGTTGTTGGTCGAATATCTGTAATTGCGCTTGCAAATATTCGTCCGCAATTCCGGCTCCCTTTGCGTCAAAACTTGCATTAATCGCCGCGGCGTCCTGCTGTTGCCCGGTCGGTTTCTGTTGGTTCTGTAATAATGCGGTTTGTCTTTCGTTTTCCAACAACTGCATCCGCAATTGTTTTTCCTGCTCGCTTCCCTCTTTGACTGCTTGCAAACGTAATTCAATGCTTTCTTTCTGTAACGCTAATTCCTGCAATTGTCGGTCTTGTTCGATTTTCAATAACGCCTCGGTTTGTTGCTGTTCCAACGCCGTAATTGTGGCGTTTATCGCTTGACGTCCGGTTTCGTTCAAATCCTTTTCGGTCTGCAATTGGTGTTGTAAATCCTCAATTTGGCGGGAATACTGATATTGCGTTTGTTGGCGACGCTTTGCCCATTCGTCGGTTTCCAACTGCAATTGTGCATCCTGCAATTTTCGGGTTGCTTCCAAATTCTTTTTATATGCCGCCTCAATTTGTTTTGCTTGCTGTTCTGCTGCCTTTTCCGCATCGCTTTTACCCCTTGGCGTTACGGTTGGGTTCTGTGTCGTTACGGGCTTATTTTCTGTTTGTGGCGTCGGGGTATCTCCAACAGAAACCGGGATTGTTAACGGTTTTATTTTCTTCTGCATACCCTCTAAACCCTCTTGGAAATTTTCTGTTATGTCTTTAACTTGGGCTTTAACCAAATTCCCGTACGCTGCTGCATAATCTGCCAATCCTTTTTTTACGTCGTCAAAATCCAACGTAAACGCTCCCTTTAATGCGGTTCCGGTTGCTTTGACTATATCAATAAAGAATCCAAACAAATTTCCCAACGTATCAAATGTTGTTTTGAATCCGGCAACTATACCGTTCCAAATTGCACGTATCAAAACACTTTCATTGTATAACTCAATCAAGTAATTGACAACATCAATAACCCCTTTTATTATCGCCGTCAATCCTTGGTTAACAAAAACTTTTGCCTGCGTTGTCAACGTTTCAAAATTTCCTCCGGTTGCGTCAAACAATCCGGATAATGCGTTTTGCAACTCAATTTGGCTTTGCAATTGTTCCTCCTGCAATTGCGCCAAAACTCCGGCTTTCCCTTTTACTTCATCCATGTTTGTTGAAATATCTTTCAACGTGCGCAAATACTGCAATCCGGCGTCCTCTCCGGGACCCCCGAATATATCTGCAATTGCAGCCCCGACCGTTGCCGCATTATCCGGCAATTCTGCCAATTTTGCGGAAACGTCTTGTATAACATCGAACGTTGTTTTGGTTCCGGTCTGCAAATCTTTTTGAACTTGTTCCGACGAAATACCGATACCGTCCAAAGCCGCCGCCGTCGCCGTCGTCATTTCACGCAAACGCAAATTTGCCTCCTTAATTGCGTCAACGCCTTTGTCCGAAAAGATACCCATTTTGTTTGTTTGGGCTACAATCGCAACAAATTGGTCTGCTGATATTCCAGCCTCTTTGAAATATGCCGGGTATTCTTTCAACGTGTCTAAAAATTCCCCGTTCGCATCGGCTCCGGACAAAAAACCATCCTTAACCAACTGCAATGCCTCATTTGCAGAAATACCAAATTGTTTTGATAATGCGTTTGTTGCAATCAATGTTTCCCGGAAATCTGCGCCGAACGAATCTGCGACGGCTTGCACCTCATTTCTAAACGCTTTCAAATCATCGCCACTTTTCCCGGTAAATTGTTGCGTCAATCTCGTTGCCTCAACTAACCCGGCGTTATAATCGTACCACCATTTAAACGCCGCACCCGCCGCCGCAATTCCGGCAATCGCCAAAAAAACCGGGTTTGAAAGTAATCCCAACAAAGTTTTTCCCAATGCTTTTGCCCCGTCGCCAATAGCTGTAAAAACGGCTTTACTTTCAGCCCCGCCACGTCCTAACGCCAAAAGACTTTCGCCAAATGCGCTATTTAAACCTAACGTTTCTTTTAATTTGTCGCCATACGCAATAATTGCGTCGGACGCCTCCGTATAATTTCCGACGTTCAATTGAAATTTCCCGGTTGCTTCCTGCAAACGTTTCATTTCTTCGTATATTTCTTTGGTTTGTGCAACCAATTTTCGCCCCTCCTCGGTGTTTTCCCGTTCGGCTTTAGTCATGTTGTTTAAATAAATCTTATTCAATGAATATTGCGCCGATAAACGGTTATAACTACCCTCGGCGGATTGATTTATTTTCACAATCAGTTTATTAATTTGGTTCGCTTCCTGTTGTGCCAATTTTAACTCGGCTAACTTTTTGGCGTTCTCGCTTTCTGCAAACGCCAAATCACGTTGCGCACGTGCCAAACGTTCCGCATCGTCTGCGGCTTTCTTGGTTGTGTTCCTGCCGTCCTCGGTTGCCCCGGAAACCTTTTGCAGAACCGCCGCCAACTGAATTGCTTCCGCCCTAATATTTTTCAACGCATTTGTATATGCGTCTGAAAGTTCATCCAATTGCTTTATCAAATCAGTAATCGAATTATCGGGGCTTACCAAATCAGAATATTTAATTGGGTTGTTGTTATCTGCCATATATCCGACTATTTGTTTTTGTTATTTTCGGGCAATTTGCCCTACAATCAATTTTCTTTTCTCAAATGTATAATTTATCGTCTGAAAAATAAAACACCTTAAATCGCCTTATTTTGGCTTTTTCTGCTTGCTTTTTTCGCTTGCTCCTTAATGTATTCAAATGCGTTGTAATATTCCAAAACGGTAAACGATTTTGGGTTTACGTGCAAATGTTGAGACAACATCAAACACATATTTTCAAACTGCTTGTCGTATTGTATTTCCACGCTATCCGACCCGCTAAACGATTTGGGTTTTGTATAAGTCAACAACAACGTCGTAATATGGTCTATTTTTTCTCGTTTGTCGCTTTCGTCCCCCTTTATTATCGCATCCAACATTAACATCGTGCGTTGCTTCAATTGGTCGTAATACTCTTTAACCGTGGCGTCGTCGAATAGTTTAGGAAAATACAATTGCAATTCTTTATCTATTTTTTTTTTGACCGCTTCCAATTGGGCGGTCAACTCGGCGTTCGGCGCATCGGCGAATAAATCCAATACCTTTTGCAAACCGTCCGCCGTCATATCGTTGTATTCGGTTCCGTCCACTGACTTAACCAAACAGGCAAACGCCAAATACTTTGGCGATATGGCGGATTGGACGAAATAAACGTTTTGCCGCAAATTATCCAATTCCTTTTCCGCCAAATCCGGCTTTTCCTTTCGGATAAACCGGATTGCCTTTTCAATATGCGCATCCCAATCGTTCAAATCCGACCCAACCCCGGCGTCGATAAGCAACATTTTGTTATATGCGTGAAATCGCAAAATCGGCAATTCGTCGATACTGTCGTACAACACAACCGCCCGTTCCCCTATCTTTGTCGTTTTCATAAGAGTATGCGGGTTATGACTGTTGAACAAAACGGAACCAATAACAATGCCGGGTTCCCGGTGCATATAGCAAACAGGACGGACAAAACGACCCCCGCCCACCATGATAAGCAAAAGCCGCAATTGAACATCTTAACAAAAAAGTCGTTGCCGTGAACTTGGACGTACTCAATAACGCCCCACTTTTTTAACAGGGTCAACAGGAACGCCGCCACGGTTGCCACGACCAAAACCCAAATAATGAAAGTTACCATATCGTTAAATGTTACAAGGTTGATTAACTGACAATACACCCTCAAAGCGAAAACCGCCGAACGGGTGCATTAAAAATTGATTATCTATTTCGTCCAACGTAAACCCACGGTACACGTTTTCCGCCAACTCATAAATCCGGTTTATTACAATCGTCCCGTCTTTCAGCCAAAAACCGCCATTTAGGACGGTCAATATTTCGTTCTTCAATGCCTCGGTATTCCGGTTGTTGAGTTGACCGGGGTAAACCTTGCGCAAATCGAACCAAACAATAAGGGAAAACGGGGCTTTAATCTCGCTTTGCTCTTTGGGAACCCAACCGACCGTTTGCGGGTCGTCTATCCAAAAGAACGAAAAATTGCCAATATTGGCATCCGGGGAAACGTCGATATAATCATTGTCGCCTCTCCATTCCGTCCCGCCCGCATATACGTTCGGGGTATAATAGCGTTTGCCCTGTATCACTTTGGCGATACGTTGCGCCCGCCCAAATGCGACGTCCAACCAATCGACGTTATCCATTAACCCGGTTTGTATGTTCCCCAAAACCCGGTCGATTAAAACCGGGTTGGGAATTATAGGGGTTGTTCTCTTATTCGTTGCCATATAATACGTTTTTTGCTTTCTTCATTAAGTCCGGGAATATATATTGCCAAATCAACGCCGCAATATTTTCGTCCGTCAATCCCAATATTTGCCGCCCGTACTTTTTTATTAAGTCCTCCGTTTTGAAATCCGACGCTTTTATTTCAAACTGTTTGTCGCCGACTTCCAAAAAAAACGACGCTTCAAAATCCCCGGTATCCCGTAACGTTACCCGGTTTGTCGGTTGTCCCTTTTCCTCCTTTATGGCTATCGTCAACGGCGAATACGGGGCGTAATCCATAATATCCACGCCCAAACGGTTAATACCTTGTTCAAACAACTGTTCCTCGGCATTCATATCAACAATATAGGCGTCATTGTCCCAAATGATTTGTTGAATGTATGCGCCGGACGATAACCCGTTGTTGAACGTGGCAACCCGGTTGCGTAAATCCTGTATTGACTTTAACCCCGCCATAATCTTACGTTGTTCGGTATTTTACACCGTGGTTATTACAAGTAAGGCAAATACGGTCGATACCCTGCGTATCCAACCGCAACGCCTCGTATGCTTTTTTAAGGTCATAACCCAAACCGCCGGGGCGACCCTCAACGTTGCCGTCCAATTCGTAAAGAATTTCCAACCGGGTTGCGTTTACTTGGTTCCGGTTTACCTTAACATCGGGGTTCATTGCCAACGTGCGCAACATGATTGCGGCGACCTGTCGTTGGATAACCGTTTGGAAAATTTGCCTTTCCTTAATGATAAAATCCGTTAGGTCGCAACCAACGGTTATTTCGCAATTCAACCCGTAATTCTGCGTATTGGTGTACATCGTCAACGCAATATCCCACAACTCCGGGTATTCGTCGAATGTTTCCGGGGCGTTCATCATAAACGGGGATACCTGTAAATACTTGGTTATTTCCCGCCAACGCTCCAAATCAACGTAACCCGTACACGTCCCGCACGGCTCCCGGCTCCAATCCTTTGTCATGTTAATTGCCTGCATCCCGGCGGGCAAATCGTTTTGGTTGTAACAAAGGAACCACGACCCCCCGGCGTTGTTTCCGGTACTGATATACGGTAAATAACAATCTTTCAACGGGAACCATTGAAAACCGCCGTTTGTCTGCGTAAAATTCAAATCAAACGTCTTTATCGGGTCAATTTGGGACGAATGGAAAAGATACATACGAACAACCCCGGTTGCGCCCGTCATTTGCAACCCGATTTGTTCGATTTTCATTGTTACGCCCATAGAACGAACCGGGACAATTTCAAACCCGACTAATTTATGATTATTCGGCAACGTCGCCCGGATACGTCCCGCACCGTCAAAGAACGTGCGCCGTTCCAATAGGTTCTTTGTTTCCTTATCCAATCCCTTTATTTGCGTGAATGTTTGTACCATTTGCGCAATACCGTTACGGGTCAACCGCTCCAAATAATCGGAAATGAAATTGTACGGTTGCCAATATGGGTTGCCGTAATCGTCGTTGTAATCGTCGTTAAAATCGCTTTCGGTCGGTTCCTCGTTTTGGTTGTCCCGTGCGGCAATCCAAACTTTGTTGTTGTGGCGAACCTTTGCCCCGGCTTTGTATTCCGGTATCATATTCCAAACCGGATATTGAAAAACGAAATCATCCGGGACGATTGCCCGGACATTATCCAAAGTAACAAGGGGGTGCGCACCTTGAAACGTCAAACCGCTTTCCGTCTGCGTTAAATTGTCGTCTATCGCCTTTGCCGGGTCGTATGATTGTTCCCACCCGACGACGTGCAATAATGCGTCCTGTATTTCTTTTAATCGGTACATCTGCGTTTGAAATAAATAAGGGGGCGGGGATAACCACCCCGTCCCCTCGGTTTAACAATTCGTTATGCTCCGGCGTTATGCGCCCGCACCTCCGGCGGGAAATTCCCCGGCGTTGGTTACATATACAGGCATACCCAACGGTTCGTTTGGATTGCGGGCGGCAATCTCGGCTTTGATAATCGGGTTTGCCACAGTATCCGGGTTGCTGTTGTAAGCAACCATATACGCCACGTCAACGGAAAATCCGAAATACTCCTTAACGGCGCACGTCAAATCGGCGGTTGCGGCGCCCATGATTGCGGACTGGTCGCCAACGGCGGTGTAATAGTGCGAACCAACGGGCAAATCAATGTACGGCAAACGTACAACGTCCCATTCGTGGAAATTCGCACGGGTGCGGCGCAATGCCTCACGGTCAACACGGGTAAGGATACCAACATTACCGTCAGCAACGGCAAACATGGTTCCCATTTTGCCCGCTTCGTCGGTTACGTTGTTCGTGTAGTGCAAAACCTTGTTGTCGTACTCCATGCGCTTGTTTACGTCGTTGTAAACGCCATGTTGCGCAAGTTTACGGATAAGGCTATCAACCCCGGCGTTGGCGATAATGTGGATATATTCCGGGTAACAGTTAGCCCGCATAATCGGGTTAATATCGCCCAAAATCTCGGTCGCCATTTGGGTTGGAACCTGTACCACGTTGCCCGCCTCCGTGTAGTTAAGCAACGTTTTGAACACCTGTGTTTTGTTTGCCTCCAATGCGGCAACGGCTCCGACGTCCAATTTGTCCGCCAAAGCCCGGCACGTCTTTTCCATTTTGCGCAAAAAGTCGTGTTCGTAGGAAATTTCGTTGTTCATGTATGCGGCGGGAACCATTGTAAAGCCAATGGCATAAGTCGCCCAAACAACCGTTACCAATGCGGACGTATTTTCATCGTCAGCGATAACGCACGAACGGACATTGCTAACCTGTACATCGCCGTCGTAATTGATAACGGGTACTTGTACCGTGTTACCAATGGACGCAAACGCACGGTCACGCAAATTGGGGTTAATGATTGAGGACGGGGCGTTGGTTTGCTCAATGAAAAAATCCAATGCGCCATACTCACACGGGCGGGTCATATTACGGTCTAATTCCGGGTTTTCAATCCGCCAATTTTGCAATCTTGTTGCTACTAATGACATAATGTTAAAAATTTAATTGTTATTAAATGCGGGTTTACCCTTTACCCGTGATTGTTTACTTTTCCGGCAATGCGGCAATATTGTTGTCCTGCCATGCCTGTTTCATTGCGGCGTCGAACTTTTCGGGTTTTTGCGCCCGTTATGTCAATGGTTGTTCCGCCACCACCGCCGGAACCGCCCGCCGGGGGAACCGTTCCGCCGCCTCCGGCTTGGCGTCCCTTATCCAAAATACCCATTGTTTCCAATTCCTTTGCCAACAGGTCGCCGGGGGTGTACGGGTTCAACTGATTGTTCGGGTTACGCATAATTGCGCCGCTTTCGTCCTTAAAAGCAAGGATTTTACCGCCTTTTCCGTCGTCGATATATTCGGGGTTCATACCCTTAATTTTGTCGATTGCTTGCGCTAACAAAACCTTTGTTGCGCTTTCGGGCAATCCCGGTTTGAATTTCAACCCGGCGGTTGCGGTCTGCAATGCACCCTCGATACGAACGCCGAACAACTCCGTTTGGAAATTCTTTTCGGCTTCATCGTACTTGCTTTTGAGGTCGTTAAACTGCGTTGTTACCGCCGTTAAATCGGCTTTCGCCTGTTTCAACGCCTTTGCCGTTTCCGCATCGGTCGCACCGTCGGCAATTGCCTTTTCCAAACGTGCCTTTTCTTTCGTCAGACTGTCGATTTGGGTTTGCAATGCGCTTGCGCTTTCCGCTTTGGTTTTGAACTCGGCGACCACACGTTTTGCGTAATCAAACGTCTTTTCGGTTCCGTTCTTTGCGATACCGGACGCCGCCAAAATATCGGCATCCAATCCGCCGTAAATTTCGCCCGTCTTTTTGGCGATAACGCTATTTTCGTCGTTGGCGGACAATGTTGTAATTGCCGCAATTTGTTCGTCCGTCAAACCGGACAAAGCCGCATTTGCAATTAAAATTTCTCTCGTTAACATAATATTCTTACCCTTTGAATTAATTAAGTGCGATTGCTGCTACTGCTCCGCTGTTTGCGTTAATAATATGAATTGTGTATTTTGGCGAATCCCCGGTTGTGTCAACCAACCAACTAACAACACGGGCATGGCTGATTTTCTTTTCAACCTCTTTTGTTACCAAAATTACGTCGGTAATTGTTCCGCCCTCAATACATTCAATCAACTTTTTCTTTGTTGCGCCATCCAATGCGGCGGCGGTTGTTGTTACTTCAATAACCAAATTGTCCTGCTGTGCAATCTGTGCCATAATCATAATTTTAATAGTTTAATACTCTGTTACTTTTTCGCTCCGGGTTTGTCCTCGGCTTTGGTTTCTTTGGCGGGTTCAGCCGGGATAACTCCCGCCGCTTTCAGTTCTTCCAAAATTTCAGCCTTTAACGCCGCTTTTTCCTCGGCTTTGGCTTTCGCCTCGGCTTCTGCCTTTGCCTTTGCATCGGCGGCGGCTTTTTCCTCGGCGGCTTTCTGCTGTGCGGCGGTTCGTGCCGCTTTTTCCTCGGCTTGCGCCTTGACGTACTCGTTGGGGTCGTGCAATACGGTAATCGTGTAACCCTGTTTTTTCAGTGCGTCCAAAATGCCGTTTTCAAAGGACTTTTTGCCGAACTTTTGGATACGGGGAACGGATAAGCGTTTTCCCGTTTCGCTGTCAAACTTGCGTACCTCAATAACGCAATGATACAAATGTTGTTCGTTGCTCGGTACAATGTAGTTTTCGGGGGTGACGTAGGTAATTGCGACGTCCTTTGTTTTACCCTCGGTTGCTGTTTTTACTTGCATACTCGTTAAATTTACTTGTTATTATTGAAATCTTTTGGTCGAATGGTATTTGCGTTCCAAATTCCAAAATGTTTGTATTCTCCCGTTCAAACCTGCGGACAAAGTTAGCGAAATTCAACTTTATACGCAATTCATTCTCCGGGATTAAGTTACGCCCGTACAAATCCAATACCTCGTTCCGGGTCAAATGGCGGTACGGCTCCAATTCTGCCAATATCAACATACGCTGCAATTGGGTTGGGTTGTTCCGGTACTCCGTTTCGATAATCTGATTTTGTAGGGCGTCCAATTCTGCCTCACTTGCGCCGCTTTCCTTTGCCGACTTGTAACGGTTCCGCAACTCGCTTACGTCGTACAAATAGAACTCCGTGCCGTAATTGACTTTTGCAGATACGAACATATTGCCGTATCGCAATCGGCAAACCGTTTCATCGACGAACTGTTGGGCGGCTTCAAAGCCTTTTTTCACTCGGTTTAATACCGTGCTTTGGCTCTCAAATGCGGCTTTAACCTGTTGTTCGTTGAATGCCTCCCGTTGGGTTACTTCCTCGTTTTGTCCGACGACGGCGGTAATAATGTTTTCCCGCAATCGCTTTTCTTCCTCAACGTTATAATCCAAACTTGTACGGTCAACGGTCAACATTTGTACCGGGTTCCGCAAATCGGGTTGTTTGTCCCCGTCCGGTATCGGTATTTCAACAAAGGAACCCGCCCCGGTAATCCGTTTGTCGCCGCACTTGGGGCAACGCATCAATAACCCGGCTTGGTCTAACCTGTAATACCCTTGTTTGTCTTTCAAAAATCCACCGTCGCAATAATCGCCGTTTTCGGCGTTTGTAAAATCGCACGATTGTTCGTAACCGGAATATATCGGGTACGCCCCGTACATATCCAAATGCCGCTTCGATATATGGAAAAACAAAAACCAATCCAACGCCTCCAATTCTTTTGTTAGCGGGGATTGTTTAACGTCCGGTTCTCGCAAATTCATTGGCTCGTTCCAAAAGAAACGGGCGGGGCAATAGCGCAAATCGTGTGGGTTATCAACCAATAATTCGCCTATGTTGTCGCCGTCGTCCTCTGCAAATACTCTGTATCGTTCATCGTCAATAACTGCAATACGTTTATCGGGTTGGCGGAAAATTATCCAATCCATAACCCCGGTTGTCCGGTTTGCCTCAAAGGTTATGACGCTTTCGATAGGTAGCCAATAAAAATACGGGGTCGGGTATCGGTCGGCGGGGTTTTGCTCGGCGGGCAAATCAACTATTAAGACGCTGTTTATTTCCGTCTTGAAAAACTCCCAACCTTTTGTATTCCAAATTTCCGGCTCCTTTAATACATCTTGGCGGTAATACTCCCAATCGTCCCGTTGTTCCGTGTTTTGAAATTGATAGTTGAACGCCGGGTTACGACCGTCGAAAATACGGCTTAACTTATCAAAACAAATGCCCGTTACCTCGTTGGTACGAACGGGGTAACGGAACAATGTTTTGAAGATTTTGAATTTATCGTGCGGGATAAGATTTTGAACCCATGCCAAAAAATCGGTCGTGGGTAAACACATTAAGGGCGTTACGTTGGTTTGGGCGTGAAATTTAATGCGGTTTTGGTGTATGACCGCTTTATTTATCGTCGCCTTTTTCCTCGGTTCCGTTATTTCCTTTTTTATGCGTTTTATATCTAATCCCATTTTCTTTGCTAAATTCAAAAGGTGTTTTTTCGGGCAACTGCCAACCGCCATTGTTAGGCATCCGCAACAGGCGTTCGGCGTGGTTAATCTCAAATTCTTCGGTCGTGTTAAGGGTCGGACACTCCAACACGACCTTTGTAACTTTCGCCGTCATTACGCTTATGCGGTTTTCAAATCCGTAAGCGGGTTAAACGCCGGGGCAACAATCGCCAAATCGTCCGACCAATTCGGCAAAAACGACCATTGTATTGCGTTGCTGTCCGGGGCTTCCAATCCGCCCAACGTCTTATCGCCGATAAACAACGAACGTATCGGTATCGGGTAAAATGTACCCTCCGTTGTGGCGTCCTTAATGGCTCCAATTGCGCCGTTTTCGTCGAAAATGAAGATACCCAAATTGTCGCCCCAACTTTCGCATTGCATTTCCTTTAATGCCTTGATAACCGCTTGCGGGGCTTTGCGAATAACTCCGGTAAACGGGGTCGGTTCACGTCCAATAATTTCTTCTACGCCTCCCAACGTTTCGTTACCGCCTCCAAAGGTGCGGGCGGCTCCCGCCTCGGCGGTCGGGGCTTGGATATACGGCGAAACAACTACTTTCGTGCTATCCTCCGCCGATAACAGGGGCGTCCACGACGCTAACGCCGTAATCGCTTTTTCACTCGTAAAACTGTTTTTGCTTCCGTCGTCTTTCATAAGACGTTGAAAAGCCACTTTCTGAACCTGTCCGAAACTTTCCGAACATTTAATTGCGGGTACATCGGGCAACGCCGCCCCCGCCGGACATTTACAAATCATACTTCTTTGTTTTTAACGTTAAAAATATTATTACTTTCTCCGGGGCTGTCCCTTTGCCCTCTCGTTTCGGTTACAAAGTTATAAACTTTTTCCCGGATAATCTTGCATATCTCAAAAATATTGCTAATTGCGTCGTCTTACGCCTCGGTTTGCGTGTGCGTATGGCTGTATATTGCCGTCCGCAATCTCCTTTTCATATATCCCGGTCAATCCGTCCTCCGGGTCGTCGTGCGTATTGGCTCCGAAATTGCGCAAAAATCCGGTTACATGGTCGTAAACGGCTTTGTACCGGGTTTCCCAACCGAACGGCATAATTATATGTTGATTAACCATTGCGGACGCTGTTATTATCCGGCTTTCCTTGTTGCCCCCTTGATAAAACGGGTCGGTAATCGCCCGGACTTTCTTTTTGATAACCTTTTCATAACCCGCACCACCGTTGTTGCTCTCAACCCACGCTTTTTGCGTCCCGTTCCGGTTAATCATCGCCGGGACGGTTACGGTTGTAACGTCCGTATTTTCGTCCGTCATTTCCATATCTGTAATAAGGGCAAACAATATCGGCTCCATGCGCTTTGTTTTCTCGTTGAAAAACAGATTGTCGGACTTATACACGTCATACGTTGCGGCAAACAACAGGTCGTCGCCTTCGTCGGCAACGTCAATGTATGCGCCGGAACGAATGTACGTGCCGTAATCGGATTTTTCGACCCACGTTTTGAAAGGTTGGTACAATCGACCCTCGGCGGAACCGGGGTTGCCTTGATACAGGCATTGAAATTGCACCGGGTCTAATGCCTTTTGCGCTTCCAACTTTTGCTTACTGTGTCGGCTTTCCCATAATGCCGCCCCCGGTTCCCGTGGGTCTATCTCGGTCGGTTCCCCGGTTTTCAACCCCTCAAAGTTTATGCGCACCCACGCCCCCGGCGTTACGTCCTCCAAATCCGCCCAACACTTAACATCAATAATCGTTTCGCCGCTCTTTTCAATGCGCCCTATCAAATCGTCGTCGTGCCAACGGGTAAATACAATCAATTCTTGACTATCGTTGTGTAAACGGGTGCGTACAACGGTCGTGTACCATTTCCACGCCGCCGCCCGTACTATCGGGCTGTTACCCTCGGCGTAATCTTTATACACGTCGTCCAATATCGAAACGTCCACGGTTTTAGACGTCAGCGAACCGCCACGACCGACGACACGCAACGACCCCTTACGCCCGACCATTTCGATAACATCGGAATTGCGCAAATAGGTATTCGCCATTGTTACGACGTTCGACCCATTTAAGTACGTGCCGGGGAATAATTCACGATACCGGGGCGTGTCGATTATTCGTTGAACGTCCCGGTTAAAATCCCGTGCGATTGTCGCCGCATACGAACCGATACATATTTTGCGGTCGGGGTCTAACCCCAACATAAATGCGGGTAATTTGCGGCTTGACCCCTCCGATTTGCCATGTTGCGGCGGCTGTTGTACAATCATCTTTCGTATTTTGCCATGCGCAAACATATCCAACAGGGTATAATATACAACATGAAACGGTTCCAATACCAAATCCGGTTGCATATACCGGGCAAAGTTGATAAGACGTTTACGGGCGGCGGCTCGCACCAATTCGCCGGGGTCTGCCTTGATTGCCTCGTACATCTTCAATAATTCCTCGTTGCTCATGGTCGTACAATTTTATCGGGTGTAACTATCAATTCGCCGGGCTTTTTCGGTATCCAATTCAAACACGCCGTTTCGCTCCTTATCCGGGAACGGTTCGGGGTAAACGGACAACGGCAACAAATCGGCAATCTATTTGCAACATCTAAATTCTCATGGTCGAAATACCAAACACCGTGTCCGCAATCCCCGCAATAATGGTTCGTTTTGGTTACAACCTGTTTAACAACATTCATTCGCTTTGCCATTATTGCGCCCCTCCTTTCTCGGCGATTGTCTTTTGAAATTCGGCGGACTGCAATTTGTCGGCGACGGCAAACAACAGGTCGTCCGGGATTGCCTTAACATCGTATTTCGGTTTATCGTCGTCCGTCCCGGCGTTGTATCCGGGTATCTCGATTTTAACGGGTGCATCAAATCCCAACATCTTTGCCCGGCGTTGTTGAATGTTCAACAGCAAGTCCAAAAACCGGGGATTGCCCGCCGACGTTTCAACGGTCGTTTCGTCATACCCGTAATATTCCGGGTCGCCGTCGGTCGCATCCGTTTTGATAGGACGCCCCCGGTTGGTTTTCTCTTTGGTGCGCTGCTTTCCGGTTTTGGATACCTCCCACGCCTCCCACGCTTGTTGCTCCATTTTATCCAACTTGCGCAATTCCTGCGTAACATATTCGTCGATTGTTTCCAACCGTTCCCGCTTCCATTCGATAAGGCATTGTTGCAAATCGTAATAAACCATTTGAAACGAAATTGTATAACCAACGCCACGGGCGGACAAATCCCGGTTCAATGCGTCGGCAATTTCTCGATACGAATAACCACGCAAAAACAAGTCGGCACAAAACCGTACATCGTAAATCCTTTGTTCCTCGGAACGTTTGTTGTATCCGGGGGGCTTTCGCCCTTTGTTCAATTTTTCCATCGTCTAACCTCTTTTAATGTCAAACAGGGGTCAAAATCTGCCTTTTACGCCTTTTCGTCCTTTGGCTTGGTTCCTTATCGGCTCCTTTGCCTTTGTTCTTTCGTTCCGGGCTTTATCCTTTCCCCTGTTTACCTCCTTAAAACGTTGCTGACCCTTTTGCAAGTTATTTGCACGGAATTTCCATTTTAAGAGGCTTTATTGTCTTATTCAATACTTTCTATATCTCGGCGGTTATCTTTTAACCACGGGGCAAATTTACGGCTTTTCCTGTACATTGCCAACCGTTTGTTCTCTCTCACATATAAACGGCAAAACCCCGGCTTTGTTTCCGGGGCTATTGCTCTATCGTCCTATTCCATTTTCATACTTTCCGTTTGAGCAATGAAAATGCGGTTCAACTCCTAATGTGATTTTATACGTATGCCCGTCTTTGGTTTCTTTCAACGCTAAACATACCGGGCGGGGTTTCCCGTTTATCGGATATTCCGGGTTAAAATAACGACACGTCCCGCATATCTTTTCGGGCTTCGATTGTCCGGGGCAATTACTTTTTCCCATTGTTGCCCCCTTTCCTTTTGTTCTTTGCCCGGCGTTTATCCCGTGGGTTCCTTTTCGGCATTTCGACCCGGTGTATTTCTACTTTGGAACCGGGGAACATCTTGCCGAAAAATTCCGCCATTGCTCGCACCTCCTTTGGGACGTCGAACGCCTCCGGCTTCTTATGCTCCGGGCAAATCCCCCGAACCGGGCAATTGTCGCAATCCTCATTCCGCACAACCTCGCCCGGCTTATCGGCTTCTTTGAACCCGTGCCAATTGTCCCTCCGTGCGGACGCTTCGGCGAAATTCTCCATTGCTTCAACTGCTACTTCCGCCAATATGTAATCCGGGGTATCGTTAAAATGCGCCTCCAAAGAATTACGGTTGATAACCTCGGCAATCTCTTTCAAAAATTTTTCTCTTTTGTTCATCGCTTTATTGATTTTTAGGTTTGTACTCTTGGCACGGCATAACGCCGCACGATTGTTCGCATTTGAACGCCTCGCAATAACCGTTCCCGTTGACATCCTCGTTTGTAAAGTTGGCGCAATTCCCGCATCCCTTATCGCCGGGTTCTTTCGGTACGCTTACGCCTTTCGGCTCAAACTCCCGGTTAAACTCTCTTTCCGGGCGGGTTGTCAATCGTCCGTCCGGTTCCCGGACAATGTAGTACGTTTCCGGGGCGTCAATGAAAATGCCGTTGCCGTCCGGGAACGAATAAACCGCCCGCCCGTTTGGGGTTCTCGGTATCGTCATGGTTCCGCCTCCGGTAAATCTCAACAGGTCGTCCAAATTGTCCCGGCGTACCTGTATTGCGTCAACTTCTAACAACGTGCGGCAATATCGGGTTCCCGCCGTGGCGTCCGGCTCAACTAACCGGGTGCGGATTTGTTCCGGGTATTCCGTCGGGTCGTACTCGACGTTGAAAACAACGGCGGCGTCTAACGTGTGGGTAACTAACAAGCGTTTCCCCAATCGTCCGGCGACTGCCTGTTTTAGTGCTTCAATTGCGTTTCCCTGTATCTCGGTTGTGTCAACCGTGATTTCGTAACGGTCGGGTTTTTCCTCGACCTCCGGTTGGCTTTTGGCAATATCGCCAATCATAACCAACAATTCCGCATCAAACGGGTTTAACTTACTTTCTGTCATGCTCTAATTTTTTATTCGTTCTTACTGTTTTCGGATATGCCAACCGCCAAAATATCGTTTTTCGGTCGGTTCTGTTGTACTTATCGCATTGCCTACCTATTCCGGGGCAATCTTCCCTTTGGATTTTGCAGCGAACGCAACGTTGCGTAAATATTGCGGGGTTGTTGTTGGCTAATCGTGCATCCGCTGCCGTCCATATCTCGGCAATCAATACCATACCCCGGTAAACGCAACGTTCGCCGGGGTTGTACTCTCTGTTTGGGTCGAACGGTTCGGGTTGCTTAACTCTCATTCTTTGCCCGCTTCGTTTACATAGCCAAACAATGCGTCCAAATCGTCCTTTGCGCCTTTTACGCAAATTCGTACCCTATCGCCCCCGGCTAATGCGGTTTCGACAATCTCACAATTATACCGGGGGGCGTTTATCTGTATCATTGCCGCCGTGGTATTCGTTACAAACTCGTTTCTTTCTTCCATGCTCTCGGATTTTTGAAGTAAATTAAATGCCTCCGTTGGTTCGTTCTCGCTTTGACACGCCCCCAACAAAAGCGTTGCCAAAGATAACAATAAAATCTTTGCTTTCATCGTTTTACCTTTCTTTTAATCCATATAAACCGTATGCCAATGCCGACAAACAATATTTTCGCCTCAATATCAACATAACGGTCGTAACCGTTTATTGCATCAATGGATACCCCAAATTGCCAACTATGATATTGCCAATACTCACGGGCGTAAACATAGACGCCGACCCGCCCAACGTGTATGCCTGTTTGGACGGTGTGTTTGTCCTTACTCATTGTGTGCCTCCTTTCTTGCTAATTCATAACCCTTTTTATCCATTACCATTGCCACGGGGTACGGCAATATACAATCTTTGGTATAAACCAAATTGTAAATCCCCAATTGCCCCTTAACCGGAAATTCAATAACCCGGCGGGGGTTGCGCATCAACCACCCGTACCCCTTTGTTATTTTCGCCCTCTTTTCCTTTGGAATCCGGGTGTTTTCCCAATCCTCCGGCGTAAACTCTT